ATGTTTAACAAAATGGATGTAACCAAACTGAACCTCCCGAAGGTTGATATAGAAGAAATGCTTCGAAGGATAAATTCAGGAAAAGCCATTTTATTTACCGGGGCAGGTTTTTCACGTAAAACAAAAAATATAACAAATGGTGAACCACCTCTTGCAAAAGCGCTATCTAAGAAAATAAGTCAGCTCGCAGGGTTAGGTTCTGATAATGAAGATTTAATGTTCACTTCTCGTTTCTTTCTGAAGCACGGAAATAAAAGCGAACTTCTTAAACTATTAAAAGATAATTTTGTGTTGCGTGAAGTTTCTGAATATCATGAGAAAATTTGTTCCTTACCATGGCGAAGGTTTTACACTACAAATTATGATAATTCTATTGAATTGGCATGTCTCAAAACCGGAAGGAGAGTTGAGTCATTGGATATTGATGACCTTCCAAAGGATCATATTTCTCAAGGTGATTTATGTGTACATCTTAATGGCGCTATTGATAAAGCGATAATATCCGACCTCGATTCTAAAATAAAGCTTACAAACTCATCTTATCTTTCCCCTCAATCTTTCATTAGCTCCCAATGGAATTACGTTTTTAAAAGAGATCTTGAAACAGCAAGTGCTGTAATATTTGTAGGATACTCCATGTATGATATGGATGTACAAAGATTGCTCTACCAGACAGATAGTCTGGTAGAAAAGACATATTTTATAGTTCATGAAAATGCTAGTTTCCAGGAAACATTTTTTTTGACTGACTTCGGACACGTTTTACCTATTGGAGTAGAAGGCTTTTCTAATTTAATCAATGATATTCAATTTCAATCCAATGAAAATCGAGAAGAAATATGTCTAGATTGTTTTGAATTAAAAGAAATTAGTTACAATCATGAAACAATTACAGATACTGAAATAAAAGATTTTTTACTCTTTGGAAAGCATGATGATAATCAGATTAACACTTCTGTAAGCAATGATTTTTTAGATAATTTTTTGATAAATCGCGATCTACTTAAAGAAACTATAAGGTTAATTCAATCCAAAAATAATATTCTTATTCATAGTGAGTTAGGAAATGGTAAAACCGTTTTTCTTAAAATGATAACTTATCTGCTCGCTCGTGAAGGATATAATGTTTATACCTTCTCTGAAAAAAGTGAATATGATGATGAATTATCCGAAATTGATTGGATCGTAAAAAAACAAAAAAAATGTAGTAATTGTGATCGAAGGTTATAATAAAGCAGAACGATTGCTAAATCATATTAATATCAATTATCCTGATGAAATATCGATAATAATTACTGATAGAAGTGCAATTGCTTTAAGAACAGCTTACTTCATCAATTCATTAGATATTGAGTTTTCTGAAGTTAGTTTAGATCAGTTAACCGAATCTGAAATTTCTGATTTTGTTGATTTGATAGAAAATCAAGGTCTGTGGTCAGAACTTACATCATTGTCAAAGATTAACAAAATCAAAAAAGTTAAAGAAGATTACAATGGCCAAATCTCAGGGATATTATTAGGTTTACTTAAAAGCCCTTCAATTCAAGAAAGAATCAAATATTTAACAGATGAGTTGTTTAAATCTCAAGAGTATAAAGATACTGTGTTTGCCATAGCATTATGTGACATAATTGATGTAAGAAAAACATCTTCTATTATTTCTGAAATGGCAGGGAATGATAGTATTTATAAAATGAGTCTTAGATCAAGTGATCAGTTCAAATCTTTATATCGGTTCACAGAAAGCGGTACTGCAATTGAGACAAAATCAAGTCTAATGTCTCTTACGATCATAAATAATAGTTTTAATGTGAGCTATGTTAGACATAAACTACTATCAATAGTCGAGACATTTAACAATCTTAAAAATGTATCGTATGATGCAAATAAAATATTTAAATCTTTACTAAGGTTTCATGTTTTAGAAGTTTTGCTACCGCAAAAGCAAAAAGCATTGGATAGCTATTACATGGAATTGAAGCGGGTTTGCCCGTGGCTTACTGACTCCCCACACTATTGGGTACAATATGCTATGTGTAGACTTTCAATAGGAGATTTAGACTCTGCTCAAACCTATTTAAATGATGCATACTCTTTAGCTAGATCAAAAGAAGATTATCATACGGAAAATATTGATACGCAGCAGGCTAGATTGCTAATAATGAAGTGTTTAAAAGAACCTGACTCTGGTAAGTGCTTTGATAGTTTCATCGAAGCTCATAACATACTTATTGGATTGCCTGATGATGGTTATAAGTATAGACAAATAATTCCGTATAAAGATGTCTATGAGCTAAAGTATAAACACTTTAATAAAGGTAATAAAGTTCAATTTGAACATGCTTGCAAGGCTCTTTTAGCTCAAGTAAGTTCCGTTGATTACCACCAAGATGATCTTACTTTAATTAAAAGAGTATCATTTATAAATAGAAGCAAGGTTATTTTAGAGGAAATAGTAAAAAGTATAACATCCAATAGATGATTTTTATAAAGCAGTGGTTAATACACTGCTTTATATTGAGTTTCATGAATACACCATTACTGTTATTCAGTACTCATGGCTAGCGTTCTGGTATGTACTCGAGGATATTCTCCGACATATCGGGTTTTAAATACTCAAAACCTCAAGTGAGCGCTTTTATGACGCGCTTTTTGTATTGTTAACCCAACCGTAATCTACAGACAAAAAACCATCAGAATCGTGCATAGGCGCTCAAATTTCACGGCTGGGGATTTCTACGTGCATTCAACCCAAAAAGTGACCGAAAAAGTGCTTACAGAGTTGACGTTACGTTGACGTTGTTTTCTGGTGATTTTTGCTCAGTGGTTGTTATTATATGTTTGATTATTATATGTATTTTTAATGTATTGCTCACTTCAAACTCACGTCAACTCACTCTTATAGAGTGATTAATTTCTATAAGTACTTTATCTCAAAATTTGATTTTTACGGATGGAAGCCCATCAAAGTAACGTCATTTTTTTCTAAGACTTTGATCTTTCGTTGACGGTGTTAGTGGGGACTTCGGTCATCGAGCGCAATGCGCTCTTCTGACCGTTTCAATGGATAGGTTCGCCTTCTTGCGCCTCTCGCGGCGTTTGCCGGCTCCGCGCTTTTGGCGGTTTGGCAGGCATATCTCTCTTATTATTGGTCGTTTTTTGCACTGCCTTGTCACGATCTGTCACTACTAGTAGTAATGGTCATAACCTCCGCTTTCTCTTCTGGCTCTGGATGCTCTCACTCGTGCTTTTCTTAACATCCTTAACAGCGGGTGGGTTTGTACTTTGTTCGAGTTTATTATCTGTGAGGATAGTAACTCCCTGCGCTCTGTCTCTGCCTCTTTGGTGACCGCTATCACTGATAAATCCCAATCGTGTTTGCTAATTAACGGTGCTTGGAACGGGGTGATTGGTGAGCGATTTATGTCTTGTCGTTTCAATGTACGCTGTATCTGTCGCTTAGCTTTGTAGTTGTCTTTCCTTGATGCCTGAACGGCTTTTAGTATGCGTCTTACAGCATGAAAGCCAGTGATAGAAAGTGTTTCTTTTTTTATCACATGCCGCGCCCAGCCATTCGAATAACCCCAAACGTTGGCATCTGACCAATCATATAGGCTCTTGCTCGCCTCTCTATTAAAGTCATTTAACTTAGTTTCGGGCTTTGCCATGTAATCAATCTGTTTACCTATACACTTTGTAGGCTCTGAATATTGCTGACCTTTCAAATCTAGATCCCACTGGGGAGGAACATTTGATGGGATTGCATTGTTTGCCAGTGTTACCCATTTGCTGACAATTTTGCCAGCTTGCCCATTAATGCTTCTTTCGTTCACCATGATTATTGCGTGTACATGCGGCTCTGACTGGTGTTGAGCCCACTCCATGACGTAAACCCACTGATTGCCTTTCGAAGTCAACCATCTGGTAAGTGCCTTTAACGCTTTGTTGAATTTCTCTGGCGTTGTTCCCTTAACGGGTCTGAAGGTAAAGGAGTAGGGGATACCACTAGTTGATTCGACATCCAGAGTAAACAAAGCTCGCCTCATTGTACGCCATTTCTTCTTTGTCCAGGCTGGTGGTATGCAGTGGTTAGCCTTTGATGATTGGCGTTTATTCTCTGCCTTTAATTCATTACGTTTGTGCGTAACTGATTTCACATAAGCTAATGTGCGACCATTGATGTGATTGATTACGGCTTGTGATTTTGTGGATAGACTCGCGTCTTTATCGTATAATTCCATGTGTAAAGTTCATATATTTCAATTGCTTCAAAGCCGACTCTCGCAAAGTCGGCTTTCTGCTTTGTCAATCACAGGTATCTGTCTCCTCATCCGTTCTATTGCATGATTGAACCCTAAGTCTTCCGCGAGAGATACGTCATCCATATTGTCATTGTCATCCTCAATATCCCGTGATTCTGGAATTGCAGACTTTATTCCCGCATTCTCCGCCGCCAGCGCCGCGCACTTGGCCTCAAGGTTATCAATCGTGATTCCAGCAGAACGGCACTCCCGCAACGCCGTTTCTAGTTTTGATTCAAGTTCACCGAACTTACGGACAAGATATTCAGCGTTTGTTTCGTTAACATTTAAATCACTTGGGATGCATTTACCTTTCAGAAATCCATCCATCTCAATTAGTGTCATTTGTTTCATTTCTTCCCACTCCGCAACATCGCATTCAGATATTTGTTTTGATTCACTGATGGAAAAGAATTTCTCTTAAGCAATTCCTCTCTCGATGGCATTGGCTTTACGCGTTGGCGAATAATCATTTCTGCCGGAAGAATGCCGGGATTGTATGCAAGTCCTCTCATGATTTACTCTCCACGAACTGGTCAATAGCCATGCTAAGTGACACACCTAAAGTCTCGATATGCTGCTGAATATCCTGTAGCGTCTGCGCCTGAGATAACAGGATTTCACGGTTGCATAATTCTTTAACCAGATGCTCAAACTTGCTGTAATAACCGATACGGCTTAGTGTTTCTTTCCCTGCATTCTCGCCTTCTTTGATAATTCCTCTTTCGCTAAGAATCAGATCGTGTTTGGTTCCGGTAATAACGTATTTTCCGAGGTCGATGTTTAGCTTCATTGTTTTCATTGTTAATTCCTCAGTCATTACTGATAGCGCCATAGCGTGAGCGGTAATTACGCAGGCGCGGGTCAATTTCAGGGAAGTGTGTATATGTTGCTTTGCGGAATGGTCGGATTGATGTCTGGTAAATTCGCTCGCGTTCTTCTTTCTCTGCAAGCCATATACAGTGGCGAAATTCCTTTTCCTCTTTCGTTTCCTGCGGTAGAGACATTATTCGATCGTAGTTTTTTCTGAATTTATCCAGCACCTCCGATACGGAATTGCCGGAACAGCGGCGTGGGTCATCCGCACCATACAGAGGCGCTGGCATAATTAAATCCTTATTTTTCTAAATCAGAATGGGATGGAATCGTCGTATACAGGAGTGTTCTGCTGGTTACTACTTTGCTGCTGCGGGCCATTTCCTGAAGCTGCAAATCCAATCTTTGCATTCAGTAATTCAAGAGTGATTGATTGACCATTTTGCCCCTGATAAACATCAACCCTGATGTTTTCTCCGGTAATTTCCACAATGCCACCTTCAACAAGAACACTACGGTAGTAATCCGCTTGCGCTCCCGGCTTGGCAAATACAACGGCGCTGTAGTTTGTCCATTCTTTCTTTTTTGTCTGGCGATCGTAATACTGAACGCCAGCACGGATGTTGAATCCGATATTTTCCCCGGCCTGAAACTCTCTTGCGGGCTTGTTTAGTCTTACAGTAATCGAATGTGCCATTAAGCAGCCGCTCCTTCTAATTCGTCTCGTCTGATGTTGTAAACGCCCTGCGCTTTGTGCTGCTCCGGTGTGCCTTCGAGCATCTTCCACGCTTTGGCGAACGCCTGTTTAAGCTCTTCTACGGTGTTTTTCTGCATTGCTGCGTCAGTGAATGCTTTTAGAACCTGTTCAGGTGTAGGTGATGGCTTTGATTGCTTTGCTGTCTGTTGGCGGTTTTGCTTATATCGCTGAGATCGCAAAGAACACGCCAAGCGCCGCAAACATCGTTGCCTATGCAATGCAGGTTCGCGAAACCGCAATGGAACGCTACGCCATCAACCGCATGACTGAAGCGACGGAATTGCTCTATTCCCGCAACGGAATGACTGCAACGCAGAAGTACGAAGCTATTCAGGCGATTTTCACGCAACTGACAGACCATGCAAAAACCGGATCGCGTCGCGGCCTTCGCTCATTTGGCGAGGTCATGGAAGACTGGGTTAGCGACCTTGAGAAGCGATTTGACCCGTCAGGCGAACAACGAGGAATGAGCACAGGTATCCCATCGCTGGACAGGATGCTGTCACCGAAAGGTCTGGTGAAAGGCTCTCTGTTTGTCATTGGCGCTCGCCCTAAGATGGGGAAAACGACGCTATACAGCCAGATGGCAATCAACTGCGCAGTTCATGAGAAAAAGCCCGCTCTGATGTTCAGCCTTGAAATGCCAGGTGACCAGATACTGGAAAAACTGGTAGGACAGAAGTCAGGTGTTAACCCGAATATTTTTTACCTTCCGGCGACAAATGACGCCGATGACGGCTATCAGGGTGATTACGATGGTGACTTCAACAGGGCGATCGAAACAGCTAATCGCTTGAGTGAAATCGACCTGCTTTACATCGACGACACGCCGGGATTATCTCTGGCTCAAATCGTCAGCGAAAGCCGTCGAATCAAGCGAGAAAAAGGATGCGTTGGCATGATTCTGGTCGATTATGGGACGGCAATGAACCCGGCGACAACTGGCGCAGCAGTAAGCTACGGACTTCTTACTCGCGCCTATGAGAGCGAGCCATTCAGAAATGCAATGCTCCGAATGGCAAACACACCACGCGGATCAACAGCGTTTGAGAAAGCCATGCAGCAGGCGCAAAAGGCCATTAACTCCCTGGCGCAGGGGGCTAAGTCTGATGCGTTGTCAGAATAGCTTCGCAAACACCAGGAACGTGCAAAAACCAAATATGTAGAACGCAATATTCAGCATATCTCTTTGCATAAATCCTCCGTAACTGAGGTTAGCTGCTGTCTTTTTTATATAGCTCCTTGAGCGTATCAAAGACAATTTTCTTAACCATATCAGATTGTTGTTCTGCCATACGCTCTGCATCGTCAATGTAAACGGATGCAGAGCTTTGTTTAGCCAATGATTCTTCAATCGCTGCAATTATCTCTGAGTTCAGCGATCTGTTATTCATCTTCGCACGCTGTTTAATTTTCGCGTGGAGTTCATGCGGAAGTCTCAAGTGAAACTGCGCCTCGTCGTATTTGCTGTACATCCTTGATGCCTCACCAGTTGGGTGGAATGGCATCGTAACCTACTGGATAAATACTCAATAGTACCATTTCGGTATGCAATCACATCATGGTTGCATCATATCATTCGTCTGGAGCAATGAAATGTCAGATATCACCTACCATGATTCTCATGATAACCATAGGTCTTTTCAGCCTCACGCCTTACAGCAATTGCATCATCGAGACTCTTAAAGTATCCGAGATTAATGCGCTTCCCTGCGTCGCTAATATATGCCACCCACTTTTTATGGGTCTTATGCCATGAAACCCCTGCGCACCCAGATGTATTGTTTGTGTATTTAGATTTGTTTTTTAGGTTTTCACCGAGACTAACTAGACGCAGGTTGTCTATTGAATTATTTAACCCATTACCATCTTTATGGTCAATTTGCATTCCGGAAGGGATTTCACCATAACACATTTCCCATATTATCCTGTGGGCGGCGTATATTTTATCTTGATACCTAATAATTATATAAGAGGTTTTCTTGTTCTTGTCCTTGAATATATGTCCTGCAGGCTTTTCTTTAGAGATATTGAACATTTTGGGTCTTGAAAGATATTGGTCACTCCAGTACAGGAGTCCATCGTCTTTTAATACGAATACTTCGTTCCAGTTCATGTTAACCACCTTTAAATAAAGTGCACTCATTATACAAAAAACATGCTAGCAATGAATATTGCTGGCTTAACATATAGAGAAATTAAAATGACAGATTCAATAAATGCCAATGTTGTAGTGAGTATGCCTTCGCAACTCTTCACTATGGCGCGTTCTTTTAAAGCCGTAGCCAATGGCGAAATTTATATCGGGAAAATTGACACTGACCCGGTAAATCCTGAAAACCGGGTTCAGGTTTATGTAGAGAATGAAGACGGTTCTCACGTTCCTGTTTCTCAACCAATCATCATTAACGCTGCTGGTTATCCGGTATATAACGGACAGATTGCCAAATTCGTTACCGTGCAAGGCCATTCTATGGCTGTTTATGATGCATATGGTGCTAAGCAGTTCTATTTTCCTAATGTGCTTAAGTATGACCCTGACCAGTTCAGGGCAATTATAGAGTCACCAGAAGGTGCTGGACACGTAGGATATCAGTATCGCAGGAATACAGGGTCGACCATGAGAATGGTAAGCGATGTGCTGGATGAGCGTGTGAGCCTGTGGGATTTTCATTGTGACCCATCCGGCAATGTAATTCAGCCAGGACCAAACGTTGACAGTCGCCAATATCTACAAGCAGCAATTGATTATGTATCGTCTAATGGAGGTGGAACAATCACCATTCCAGCAGGCTATACGTGGTATCTTGGATCTTATGGTGTTGGAGGAATTGCAGGGCATAGTGGAATTATTCAGTTGCGCAGCAATGTTAATCTAAATATTGAAGGTAGAATTCATCTTTCTCCATTCTTTGACCTTAAGCCATTCCAGGTATTTGTTGGTTTTGATAATGCCGACCCATCGGCATCAGGAAATCTTAACAACTGCAATATCTTTGGCAGAGGTGTGATTGATTTTGGTGGTTATAACTTTGGTAGCACTTCACAATTGAGATGCGGAATTGCTTTTGGTCGTAGTTACAACTGCTCAGTAACCGGTATTACCTTTCAGAATGGCGATGTTACTTGGGCAATTACTACTGGCTGGAACGGCTACGGATCTAACTGTTATGTGCGTAAGTGCCAGTTTATTAATCTAGTGAACAGCAGTGTTAACCGTGACCACAGTACTGTTTACATTAACTGTCCTTACAGTGGTGTAGACATCTGCTACTTCAGTATGGCCAGTTCGTTCGCAAGACAAATAGCTTGCTCTGTAGAGCTGCACCAGCATGATACGTTCTATCGTAATAGTACCGTTAACGGTTATTGCCGTGGGGTATATGTAGTTATGCATGCACTAGAGTCTGAAGGTGCAGGCGCGTACGGCTATAACATGCAGGTTCAAAACAACATCGCTACGATATATGGTCAGTTTGCAATCCTCAGTTCTGATGCATCTGGTGCAGTTACCGCGCATCTTAATGACGTCCTGGTATCAGGTAACGTTGTAATTATTGGTGAGCGTGCTGCGTATTCCGCCCCTTTCAGCGCATTCATTGATATCGCACCGGATAATAACGGTGTAAACACCACACAGGATATCAAGAGGGTGCTTGTGACTGGTAATACTTTCTATGCCCCGGCTAATATTACAGATAGTGCTGCCGTCACCATAAGGGCTAACATAAACGGCTGCGCCATATCTGGTAACATGTTTGACTGTCGCTACATGATTTACAATGCACCTGGAATGACTACAGTTCAAGTGAAAAACCTTGTATGGGATAGGTCTAACATTATCGGATGTACCCACGCTAATCAACGTGCAGAACAGAATCTATTTGATATGCAGTTTGCATCTGTAGTAAGCAGCACTATAGAAGTACAGCTTAGCTGTGAAGATCTGAGCATGTTTAGCTGCATACTCTTCCCTGCATCATGTCAGTTGTCGTACTCGAAGATAACGGTAGATTCTGCATGGACAAATAGCATGTCAAATACCGCGGTATTTGAAGGTAATCAACAGGCAGGTGCTAATGTATATGTGTCGTATCCAGCTACCGTTAACCTTACAAGTTACAACACCCAAGGAGCGGTTCCTTTCTTTAGTACAGACACTAACTACGCATGGGTTACCAGCGCCTACTCTTTAAGTATTAACGAAAATTTAGATTTCTCGCCACCAGCTACTTATACCAATAAAGCCAACGGACAGTTGGTTGGGGTTGGGTATAACGAGATAGGTGAGGTGCGTTCAGTTAGTGTGAGGTTGATGCTGCAGCGTCAGGTGTGAGTATTTGATATCTGCGAAATAATGTGCTTTTGCATAATTTACATGATAAACCAAGAAGAATTGTTTATATAAAAGCATGTAATGGTCACACCATAAAACAGAAAGATGTAATTGATATTCCTTTTTTATTGTTGCGCTTTAACCACCTCGTGGCGAGGTGGTTAACCATTTGGTTGATTAATGCTTAAATACCTTCTGATTGTAATTTTTCTGCATGTGAATATTTTTGTTGTCGTTCATTTTTTTAGTGAAAAATCTAAACACAACAAACATACATAGCAATAGTTTAATATTTCCAGAGAGATTGGTTATTATGGTTTCACTCATGAATTGAGTAATTAAACTCACACTAAGAATTGAATAAAGACCAAGCATGACAAGGTTTCCTGATTTTGCAGACGAATATATTGCAGACAAAAGTACTCCATATATCATAGCACCAAAAGCAACCCCATAAATACCCATATCACTATAGAACGGCTGCATTACAGAATAAACATTTGTTGGTGATGGAATATATACGTAATCAAGGATTGTCTTTACTGGTTCTACTGAAGAAATACCAATCTTATAATTAATCGCATTAATAAATCTAAGGGTGTAGTCACCACTCCAATTAATTCCGGAATCAATCAATGTTCCAAATGCAATCAAAGGTGAATAAATATAAGTGCCAAAAATATAAGCTATCGTCGCCGAGTCATCATCAGACATTCTATAAAAATGCATGATAATAATACACGCAAGAACTACTGGGGCATATATGAATATTTTCTTCATGCTTATGCCGTTTTTTAATTCGTATATGGTAACAAACATCATTATTGGTGTAATAACAGCAAACTTACCCATTGTACCAATTGCAAATAATAAAATCCATGTGCAAACAGAAATCTTATCTATCCACCTTGATTTGAATATACATATAGATGCAAACATTGCCATAATTACCGGGTAAAAAGATGGCATAAATATAAACGTTGGGTACTGATAGTCATCTTCTATATTAGCAAGCCTAAGATTCAACAAGAAATTAACAGGACCATTTGAACCAACTTTGTAAATTTCATAAGCGGTTATTAAGCAAGCGGGTATCGCTAATAATGAATATCTTGAGCATATCCTGTTTTTTTCTTTGATTTTATATTTTAATGGTTTGTTTCGTTGTGCAATTTCGAATACAGCATAAGAAAATGATGTTAATGATATCCATATCAACAAGCAGTAAAATGTTTCAACTCTGAAATCATAAAAGCTATCATAGGAAATAATCCCAGTAAAAGCCATAAAATACCATGAGAATAGACTTAGCGATAACGGAGACGTAATTCTGCATCTCATATATTTTATAGCCAAAATATGCATGGCAGAACAAAGTACAAATATAATAATAAGATATGTCATAAAATAAGCCCGCAACAATTAAAATGCTGACACCCACTACTACTATATGATTAGTTTTTATACATACAGTATGTTCAAGAGTGAAAAGCCGCCTCTCGTTATCAAAATTTTAACATCCTGCGTGTTTTGTACAAGCAAGAACAGTCACTATCTTTCAAATATTCTAAAAAATCACCTTTACACCATCTAAGACGATAAGAAAATGTGTGAAGTCTATCATCCAAGTCTCAATCGATCGATACTTGCGTTAGTTGATGAGAAAAAACTCTGGCACACAAGGCTTTGCAATGGCTTGCAAGGTTTTGTTTCTATCAGATAGTGGTTAAGGTGGATCACTCCACCTTTTCATCAAGCCAGTCCGCCCACCACTGCATCATTTCTCTGCGCTTATCGAGATACTGAGCATGGTTGTAAATCCCGCGCACAGATCCGCCGTTGGCATGTGCCAGTTGCACTTCAATAGCGTCAGCAGGCCATTCGTGCTCGTTCATAATTGTGCTGAATTCATGCCTGAATCCGTGACCGCTTTCCAGACCCTCATAGCCGATTTGTTTGATCACAAGTAGCACCGCGTTCTCGCAAATTGGCTTCTTCTTATCGTTGCGCCCGGCAAAAACAAACTCTGATACTGGTTTAGTGATTGAGCTTAGTGTAGTGAGAAGTTCAACTACCTGGTCTGACATAGGAACCACATGAATTTTGCGTCCCTTCATCACACTGGCGTCGATGGTGATAATCCTGTTTTCAAAATCGACGTTCTTCCATTGCATGGAACGAAGCTCTTTCGTTCTTAGGGCTGTGTAGCGTAAAACTTTGGTCGCAATGAGCGATACGATGCTTCCTGAAAATGTTGCAAGTGCTTTGTTGAATGCAGGGATCTGGTCTGCAGGAAGAAACGGGAAGTTCTTCTTGCGGTATCCCTTCATGGCGTCAGCAAGGTCAGGTGCCGGGTTATATTTAGCCCTACCAGTGACAATAGCGTAACGGAAAACCTCGCCGCATCTTCTGCGTGCTTTGTTGGCTCGCTCCATTGCACCGCGATCTTCAAATCTGCGGATTACTTCAAGAAGTTGCATCGGCTCAATATCCTGAATTTCAAGGCCGCCGATGATGGGTAAAATGTCGTCATCAAACATTTTTGCAAGTTCAGTCGCATAGCCTACTGACCAGACTTGCTTCTTGTGCTCGTACCATTCCTTGTAAATGGCGCTAAAGGAATTGTTGTTAGACGAAGCCTTTTTCGCTTTTACCGGATCGATGCCAACCGAGATGTCTTTCCTCGCGGTCCATGCTTTATCCCTTGCCTCCTGCAAAGTCATAAGCGGATATTTTCCGACGGTCAGGATTTTCTCCTTACCGTCAATCTTGTAGCGAAGCTGCCATACCTTTTTCCCTGACACAGGGACATAAAGGTACAGGCCATTACCATCGAGAAGGCGGTATGGTTTTTCTTTCGGCTTTGCTGCTTCAATCTGCTTAACGGTGAGCAT